AATATCTAACAATCCATAGTATTTGTCAAGACCTTTTTCATAAGATAATCTTACATCAACCATCTTGTTCTCTATAGTCAATCTTGATTTATGGTTCTTACAATGCACAATATTACCAATAACTTCTGTACCATCTTTTTCTTTCTTCTTGGATAAGAATATAATAGAGGAGGCTGCATACTTCAATCCAGAACCACCACCCATTTCTTTTGTTGGAAACATTGAACCCATACTATCGTAAGTATGATTTGTTACAACCATAGGAACTTTTGCTTTACCAAGTTTCAAAGTCAACACTCTAAATGCAGCTTTCAATACTTGAGCTCTAGTCATATCTCTTGTTTCTTTACCATCTGCTGTATCTTCTACTTCTTTGGTTGTAGATAACATACCTAACGAATCTAAACATAAGAATAAAGGTCTTCTAACATTTACATCTTCTTGCATATATCTGTCTAATATTCTTAATGATTGTGTTCTAAACTCTTGAACCGTTGTGACTGGAACGATAACCATTCTCTCTGGGTCTATACCTCTATCAATCACCATCTGTTTTGTAATTGCACTTTCACTTTCAAAGTATACAACACCACTCTTTGGATTTGCATCTAAGAAGTTTTTGACAATACCCATTAGAAAGAATGTCTTACCAGTTGCACTCTCACCAGCCAATGCAGTTATTTTGTTTGCTGGTAATCCACCATGTATTGAACCAGATAACAATGCGTTAAACACATATGAACCTGTGTCAATAAAACTATCAACATCACCAGCCTCTACTCCGTCTGCAACTAGAGCTGCATATTCATTCCCAGTTGTCTTAATAATATCTTTTAAAAAATCACTCATAATATCTCCTATTGGTTCTTACTATACCAATCTTTTAATGCACTGTCAAGTAAAGGTAGATATTCTTTTTTGTCTTTTACAAACTCTTGTACAGTGCCATCTTGTGTAACTATTAGTATGACAAGTTGATTTACTTCTTGCCCTGTCCTCTCTTCAAACATCTGTGCATAAGCACAAGTCTGTATATAATAGTTTTCAATCCATTCATCTTTCTTTTCTTTGGTAGATGTTTTGAAATCTATAATAGATAACTTACCTTTATACTCTGCGATACAGTCAACTTGTCCAGCAAGTTTTAGTTCATCACTATATAGGCTACTCTCAAGACACCTGATATTATCGACATTACCAAGTATATCTCTCATTTGTGTGAACATAGACCACGCAAGAAAGTTGTTTGTCTTATGTTTATCGAACTCACTAGGCCATTTGATATGTTGATTGTTTAGATAATCCTCACACATCTTATGTACAGCAGTTCCTCTAGATGCAGCTGTTCTCATAATATAGTTTGCAACATCATTACCTACTCTCTTTCTCCATTCGAATATACCTTCTTTATTTCTTATGGATAATATTGTAGTAACTGATGGATACAACTTTCCATCTGGTGTTTCGTATCCACGACCACCACTAGGTAATGCTTTGTTTCTTTGTATAACTTTAGGAAGTTTTACTTCTAAATGTTTAAATGTCATAATGTAATGTATTGTATCAGACTTGTCGCATTCTGTCAACTAATCTTTGAGCTCTATTTGTTACTTGTTTGTACCAACGACTGTCAATCATCTCATCTGCAGCCTTGTTCCAATCTTTTGCATCAACGCCTCTTTTCATTCCTTTGAATTTAGATAATCTACCATAACCCATATTGAACATCATGTTTGCAACAATCTGTTGTACTTCTTCTGGTAACTCATCAAAATCTTTATATAATAATGAGCAATCTCTTAATACTGATTTCACATCATTGTCGAAGCATTCTTTGACTCTTTCTTCGGATATGACCGTCCCAACTGGTTCTCCATGTTCCTCATCAGACGGTATAACCAAATGACCAATCCCAAATGTAGCAAGACCAAGATGGTCATTGTAAATTTCATATTTGACTCCTTCGTCAATTTCTAATTGTTTTCTTAGTTTTTCTATATCCATTATTCCATTCCCATTCCTAGTTTCGTTTTCTGAATTAAATAGTTCTTTACAAATCCAGAACGAACTATATCACCGATATTAAATTCAGTGCAGTTGAACTCTTGCATCTCTTCTAATATTCTAAGGAAGTCATGCAATCCATTTCTTTCATTTTGTTTTAGTAAATCTGTTTGGCTAAAGTCACCACAATATATTATTTTAGAATCTTGACCCACTCTTGTTGTAATGGTATCTAATTCGTGAAAGTTTAGGTTCTGACACTCATCAACAATTATAATTGAGTTATCAAAAGTTAGACCTCTTAAGAATGATGTTGATAGAAAATATAAGCTACCTTGATTTTTTAATCTATCATATAACATATTGAATGCTTGTTCGTTAGGTTGTTCAAACATAAACTTAACCATATTCTGATACGGTACTTGATATAGTGCAGCCTTATCTTCTTCATCGCCAGGCAAGAAACCTATTTCTCTTGTTGGTATTAATGAACGCACCAATATAACTTTATCATATTTTGTTTGTAAGTTCATCACATCTTGTAATGCAAGATATAATGATACAAAAGTTTTACCAGTTCCAGCACAACCAAATAAGAATTGATTTTGACCTTTTTTATAAGTTTCAAAAACAGTCTTTTGACCTTCTGTTATTGGTTTTACTTTGATTAAATTATTTGAACTAATTTCTTTATTTTTCTTTGCCATTATCTATCCTTATAATATAGTTGTGGTAGAGGTTACCCCCTACCACTATGTTGTGTACACGCAACAATTGACGATACACAATGTATTTATATTAAAACAGTCCTGTTGTTTTATTCTTCTTAAATCTCTTACTTAAATCCTGACCACCGTCTTTTACCAAACCATGTTTCTTTGCGAGGGTCTTTGCTTTGACAGCTGCATTTGTTTTACTACCACCGAATCTATCTGCAAGAGCACTGTTTGGGTGTTTGTCTGCAATCTTTGAAAAGACTTCTTTCATACCACCATCAGTCTTTGTTCTAACGTGGTCACCTACGATTGCAGCTGCAGTAATACCCTTAACCCAATTTGGATTTTCTTTTAATAGTTCTTGTAGTCTATCCCAAGAACAAAACACATCAAATGTTTTTTTCTTCTTAGTGTCTGTAATTATATAAGTCGGCATATTAATCCTTTATGTAATTTATATTTATTACAATTCTTTCATAGTTATTATCTGTATGAGGAACAGTTCTATGTTTTAAATTCATAGGAAATGTTACAAGTTTGTTTTGTTCTGATTTAACAAATTTTCCATTCTCAAATGCTGTTCCACCATTATTTGTATTTACATAATATATAGATGTCAATCCATTTTCTATATTTTCAAAGTCAGTATGATAATCAAATACATTTCTGTAAGTATCAACATTTGTAGTTAGATTAGCTTTAATTCTAATTATCTCTAACGGTGAAATATGTTTAATTAAATCTTCGCATATTGGACTGTAATACTTATTCTCTTGATTATCAGAATACAACACATTACTAAACATACTATTTCCATCACCTATCTTTGTAGAACAATTAGAATATAGCCATGGAAACTTTACACTTGTCATATAATCTTTTATGAACTGTGATTTTTCTTTGTCTAAAAAATTAGTGACCTCTGATACTTCGTAACTCAACTTTATCACCCTTCAAAGACTCAACTTCATTTTTTAGTTGTTCTACTTCTTCTACAAGCTCTTTTATTCTTGTTAAAGATTCATAATAACTTTTTGTTAGTTGTTTCATATCTTCTTTCATAATTTGTAATTCACCTACTGTTAAAGTTGCTGTCATATTTTTCTCCTGCTCTGGAGTGCGTTTAACAGATTCACGCCATGCTTCGTCCATCATTCCCATAATTTAATCCTTCACTATACCAATTTGGAATCTGTCTTTTTTTCCAAGTTGCGAATTTGTTCTTCTCGTTTATATAGTAGGACTTATAACCTTGTATTGGATTGTCTTTTACTTTACAATAATCTGGCATACATTGAGGCATCTCAGTCGTACTACCATTGATTATAATATTCTTTGGTCTGTTTGTCAAGTATTTTAATCTCTCTAGTGTCTTATGTTTTTTCTCGTATCTGTATTCAAACTCATAACAAGTGCTAACCCACATATCCAATAACCAATCATAATTCTCTGCACATTTTCTAGCCCAGATATTTGATGGGTGATTGACATGACTGGCCTTCATCAGATAAACTTCTCTTTCATCAGGTAACAACCATCTTTTAATTCTTCTACCATTTCTAGTTTCATCATAATAATCTACACCATCTAAAATTCTATGGGTAGTAGATAGTAATTGACAATACTCTATAGCCATCTTACAAACGTGTTTATCACATTGCTCTTGTGCAGATATCTGAGGACTTTCATTTAGATAAAATATATTCATTACTCTTTCTCATCTTTAATTGTATAAAAAATGTGGTCACCTATCTCAGTTGTTCTCTTCTTATGTTGTGCCCAAGAAGGTTTTACATAATCTGCGTGATACCACAACGCACCATCAGTAATATCAAGTAAACTTACTTCACCTTTAATAATCATCAATGCGAAACTAAACATTCCGTCATACTGTTTTATATTTCTAGGTTTATCTGGTTTACCATCACAATACCAACTAAACTGACACCTATGTTTGACAGGGTGAAATGTTCCATCTTTTCTCCAACTTTCTCTATGTGGGCCTTGTCTAACTACCTCACATACAGTATTAGGATACATACCACTTGCAACTCTATTTAATACTACATTTGATACTGCAATGATACCAGCTGTACCTTGATTTCGTGCCTCAAAATACATATTGTCTGCAAGACATTTTGCCTGACCTACCTCTTGTAATTGTTCACTGTAATCCTTACCCATATCTATGGGAGTCATTATCAGTAGTCCACCTATAATACTTTCAATTATCATTCTTCCACCTCTCGAATAAAATCTCTTGTTGTTCGTATGCTTCTTTTTCTTTATCTTCTATGGGTCTTTTATCTTTTCTGTAATCTTGTTTCACATGAACCATTTCATGCATTACAGCTGTAACAAAATCATCATAGTATTGATTCTCATTTATCTCAATAAAATGTTCTTTATTATCTCCACCAATCCATTGATAACCATCAGCACCTTTATCTAATTCATCTAGTAACTCAATAGTTATATCTAATGTTCTAACTTTTGGAAGTAACTGACCAATACACCATTCTGCAATTTCTTCTGTCAGAACCTTTCGTTCAGAAGAAACACCTTTACCAACTTTAACCTCTATGTAGTTCATAAACCATAACTTGCAGAATGTTGGTTTTCACATACTTCCCAAAGGTCACTACTTTCCCAACCTAACTCTACAGCTAACTCATTAAAATCGCACTCTAACTTATCAGTATCATCATTTGATTGACCAGCCATAGTTGATTGATACTTATTATAGATATCATAAGCATCTTGTTTTTTCTTGTTTA